GAAATTAGCTGACGTTGTGACTGTACTATGATTTGTACCTAAAGCCATTTTATTTCTCCTTATTGAGTTTTATTTAACACGACCCTCTTGGTATGCTTGAGTTATCTCATCTGATAAATCAGCATACTTTCCTGGGTCACTAATTTGTAGGTTGATTAAATCAGTCCTACGATACATCTTTTTACCACCAACAGCATCGCCTGAAGAGCGAGTCTCTGAGCTAGTTTGTCGCATTGCTTTCTGCCTTGACTTCTTCTGTTGCTCTTTTACTTCTTGAGTCTTATCAATCATTGAAATCTGTTTCCAAGTTCCAATTAACTCATTAGCAGCAGTAACATCATAAGTAGCATCTGCTCTACGGAATAGCTCGGTACGAATACCACTCTCTCCCACCCACTTCTGGAAGCTCTTATCACCTACAACATCCATGAAATCAGGATGAGTAGACTCTAATTTAGACAAGTTAGCACTTTGCATACTTCTCATGTTAGCTTCCTTCGCTTTGCGAATCTCAGGGTGATTTTCTATCGCTGAATTTACTGCCTTAGCAGGGTCATCGTAGAAAGTATCCTCAAAATTAGCAGGCTCTTCTGTTACTCCAGTAGTTTGACTTGCTTGAGATTGAGCATTAAGAAGCTGTTGTATCATTTGCCTCTGTTGCCCTACCTCTTGACCTTGTTTACCTAATACCTTTTCGGCATTTTGGTGCATTCCAATCACATCTTCTAACGTCTTCCCAGCATACTTCGCAGGTGGCTCATAGTTTGGTTCTGCTGAAACTTCTTGCTGAACCTCTTGTGTTACTTCCTGTGTTTCTGTTATCTGTTCCCCGCCTTCTGATGGCGTATCTACTACTATACTCATTTTCTAGTCTCCGCCCCGAGGGGTTATGAAGTTACTTAATGTGTGGAGTCGATATTATTCGATTGTTCCACGGCTATTTGCGTTGCAGATTCTAAGCTAAGTAAATAACCTAGTACCTTTAACTGCCCCTTGGCTTCCCAAAGGGTTTTTTCATCGTTGATAGTCTCAATATCTCGAGTATTATCTTCGATAGTCTCTAATTCAGTCATAAGGTCTAGCCAACCCTCTGACTCAAATAATTCTAATCTATCTTTAAAGAACTGTTCGTCTGTTTTCATTGAACAAATCTATTAATTTCTGTTTCTTGTGCAATCTTTCTGGCATTTGCCATGTTTAAAGCAGTCTCTGAACGTAAATGGTCAACCTCTGGGTACGTTCTTTCCGTATCCATGTTCTTACTGTTGATATCCGCTTGAGTCTTCTGCAAACTAATAGAATCTTTCTGGAGTTTAAGTACTTTCTCTTGAATATCAATCTCATTTGGTTGTAAATTAGCTGCTTCAGCTTGCCATTTGATTGCTTTTGCCTTCTCTTCTTCAGTTTCAGCCATAGTCTTCTGAATATCTGCTTGGGCTTGTTGCATTTGTAGTTGTATACCCATCTGTTGTTGCTGTTGTTGCTCAGGATTAGGCTGATTACCAGCTGTAAGCTGCTGAATGATCTGATCTCTGTTATGCATCGATGAATTTTGAATCATAGACATCAAAATAACATTGAAAGCAGGAGAGTCTTTAGGAATAGCTTGTAAAGTCTGTACCATTTGTTGCATCTCTAGCTCTTTAGCCATGATACCCATAGTAGAGTAAGGTACAAACTTGTAATCTGTTACAGGATAACGCTCAACATCAAACTGAATCTTACGCCACATTGATTTATTAATCATTGGAATAAGGAATGTGTTCTGGAAGTTCATCAATGTACGCTTCTGACGCTTAATAGCAGCAGATTGAGTCATTGACATACCAGCAGAGGTGGCTCTTTCAGCAGAACCAGCATCAGCTGAGCCAGTTCCCATCTGAATCATATTTTGTAATGAGGCAACCTGGGTAAACGTGCTTTGGTCTGTAGTTCCCAAAGTAAGAGGCATGATAGCATTTCTTGGATCACCATTCGTTAGTATAGTCTTACCTGGTCTAACCTCAAACTTTACTCCACGAGGCAATCTAGTAGCGTCAGCTGCCATCATAGGTGTAGTTGTTAGGGCGAGAGAGTCAATTCTTGCTCTCATTTCAGTGTCTAATGCTTTTTGAGGGTTGTATCCCTTCTCGCATACACCTCTACCCCAGAATTTATTTGGAACAATGTCATGTTGGTAGCTAATGAAAGGTCTATCCTTCATCATAAAGGCGTTTTCTTCAGCTCTAAGGATATAAGTATCATTAACGATAGTAACTACTGCTTCAACTAGCTCATCTTTCTTAGTGTATTCGAAATCGTCTTGGTCTTTACCTTTCTTTAAGAAGCGTTTAGGTACTAAGCCCCAGTATTCGGTAATCTTAACCGAATCAGACTCATCAGCTCCCTTAGATTCAGAGTCGAAACCAAAGCGTATAGTATCATAATCACCATCAAGGGGAACATCACGATAAATACCAGACTTAATACCGTCCACAACATGATACCTAGGCTTAATGACTTCATGTGCAACACCAAGCGCGTCTTTAATAGAGTTTGCAGTAGGGTCAATCAAGAACTCCTTTGGAGAGATAGGTTCAATCTTCACATCAATAGATGGAATCTCGACTAATGAACGAGTTGAGGTCATTGTTCCCTCTACAGGAACTTCTTGAGGCACTCTTTCGACTGTCTGTTCAACTACAATCTTGCCAACACCAGTACCATAGATAGCAGCATTAAGGAAAACCTCACAGATAGCATCTTTAACACCAGTCTTTTCAAGGTCTTCTTGTAATAGGTTACGGATATACTCAGCTTCAGAGTTGTCCTGATCTAGGAAATCATCTTTAATATCAAACCATTTGCCACGACCAAACGTAGCTTCTTCTAATTCTGCAACAGCAGACTCTACAGCTTGCTGTAACGCAGGAGAGATAATTCTTGACTTCTCTGAAGAGCGCATACGGTCAGATTGTAACCAAATACCGCGCCAAAGTCGGTAATACTCATCCCACTTAGCGACATAATTCATATCGCGGTGAGTACGCCATCCATCTAGTCTATATGTAAGCCAACTAGATAGAGCTTGGTACTGAGTTTCCTTGTTATCGAACATAAGTGTTTGATTTCCCTACGAATTTACGCACAATATATCATAAACGCAATAATAAAAGCAAGTATTTTCGTTTTTAGTTAAAAATCAATGACTTATAGTTGGAAATGCAATTCACACACTATTTCCAATGTTATTAATAGCCAGCTATTTCATCTTCTGGTTGCCAATCGTCTTCCAGTTCGATTGTATGTGCAAAATCAGCTACTGATACTTGGTCGATATACGCAAGAGCATCTAACATATCATCATGTGACATTTTATTCGGAAAATCTACCATCTGTGAGACGAAAGTCTTCCAATCTACATCTTCATTAAACGTAATTTGACCATGTTCCATTCTTCCCTGTAAAGACCAGACGATTCTTTCGGTTTTCTTCTTACCACCATGCCTCATTTCTATAATCGATACATACTGACCTTGTGTTCTCATCTCATCCTCAAGATAAGGCAAGATAGCATTTCTTAATGAGCCAGTTTCAATGCCAACAGTCGATGATTCAACCTTAATAGCCGATGTAAGTATCTTTTTAGCTGTTTCCTTGATATTCCAACGACCATGTAGTATGTCTTTAACCCACCACTTGTCTCTATCTATTTTAACAACAGCAATAGCTGTCTCATCAAGTCGTGAACGCTTCAAATTACGTTCTTTTTCAATAGCTTCAAAGCCAGCAGGGTCAATAGCGATAACATAAGAGCCTTCTTCTGGTTCTTCAGCGGTCTTAAACCATTCTTCTTTGAATACACCACCTGTGAACGTCTCAAACGATGCTTCAAACTCTTGTCTAAACGACATTGAAGACATTGAGCTTCTTGCAGCCTCAATTTCATCTTCTGGAATAAACGGATTGTCAGTTGAGTTAAACTGCCACGCTTCCCATTGACCAGTCTCATCTCCTAGAGCATCAGTATAAATA